CCAAAGCCGCCGGGATCCCAGTAGGCGCTTACCACTACGGCTATGCGGTTTCCGAAGCTGAGGCCCGCCAGGAGGCTAAGTTCTTCCTGGACACTATCAAGGGCAAGCAATTCGAATATCCCGTCTATTACGACGTGGAGGACAATGGAACGATGGGCACGCTTTCCCGGCAGACTTTGACCAATGTAATTAAGGCTTTCTGCTCTGAGGTTGAAAAGGCTGGGTATTATGTGGGCGTTTATGCCTCCCTCAGCTGGCTTGACAGCAAATTCTATCCTGACCAGCTTCCCTATGATATCTGGGCTGCCCAGTATTTTACTGAGTGCCAGTACTCCGGCCAATATGGCATGTGGCAGTACACCAGCTCCGGCAGCGTTCCCGGAATCCAGGGCGGCGTGGATATGAATGAGTGCTATCAGGATTATCCTAAGGCCATCAAGGAGAAGGGCCTTAATGGTTTTGATAAACCCACTCCAGCTCCCGCGCCCGAGCCAGCGAAAACGGCAGATGTATACTACCGGGTAAGAACCAAGGCGGACGGCTGGCTTCCCGAGGTGAAAAACCTTGAGGATTACGCGGGATTTACCGGAGCCGTCACTGATGTCGCTGTTCGTGTTTCCGCTGGTTCCGTAAAGTACCGGGTACATATTAAGGGCGGCAATTGGCTTCCCTATGTGACCGGCTGCAACATCAACGACGCTGTAAACGGCTACGCGGGAAACGGTTTGGAGATTGACGCTGTTGAAGTGTATTATTACACCCCGGACAGCATCAGGCCGTATAAGAAAGCCAAATACCGGGTCGCTCCTGTGGGCGGAAGCTATTATCCCTGGCAGTATGACAATGAAACCGGAAACGGCCAGGACGGCTACGCGGGCGCTTTCGGAAACGCCATCGGAAAGCTTCAGATTGTAATTGAGTAAGGAGGTGGAGCTGATGTCAACAGAAATCATCATCTCCGTCATTTCTCTGCTGGGAACCATCGTGGGGAGCCTGGGAGGCGTTTTAGTTTCCAGCCGGCTGACCACCTACCGGATTCAAAAACTCGAAGAAAAAGTGGCTAAGCACAATAACCTGATTGAAAGAATGTATAAGGTGGAGGACAGCGCGAAAAGCGCCCATCACCGAATCGACGAGTTAAGGGAGGAACTGAAATGAAAATCAACTGGAAAGTACGGTTTAAAAACCCCGTGTTCTGGTTCAACCTGGCAGCGGCTATTTTCCTTCCCATACTGGCCTGTCTAGGCTTCAATTGGGAAGATATGACTAGCTGGCAGGCTGTGGGGAACGTGCTCTTACAGGCTGTCCAGAGCCCCGTAATCGTGGTGTCGGTTCTGGTATCTGTATGGAACCTGTTAAACGACCCCACCACAAGCGGCCTAAGCGATTCCAGCCAGGCGCTTACTTATACCGAACCTAAGAAAAGCGAATAACAGAAAGACAGCCCCCGGGAATTTTCCTGGGGGCTTATGTTATTATACCCTTTTTATCATATCATTGCTAAATCAAATCGTAACACCGTAAAAAACGGCTTTTTTGTAAGGTTAATCTCTTATATTTAATAAATGACCCCAAAAACAGCCTTTTTTGTTGCTTTTATCGCCCTGCATGGCTAAAACTCACAGCGGAATTTTCCGCCGCCAACGCTCGCCCTGAATGGAGAACAGAAATGCACCTATGACGTAAGTCAAACTTACCCCATCGGCAAGGGTCGTAACGAAATGCGATACCCTAAACGGCGAACAGAAGATGAGAGGAATTAAATACCGGTCACCTATATAGCTTTCCACGATACTTGCCCCAAATAGCGAACGCCAACTATAAATTATTATATAACTCCGCCCTCCTTTCCGTTTTCGGTGGGGAGGGATTTTTATTTTATGTTTTACTTTTCGCAGGAAAGAAAAAGGTACATATTGAATATGATGGATCACCAGCACCAATTTTATGTACGCCAATATGAACGGTACAAGAGCCGTCTGCATTGGCGTATATTTTTTGCACTAATTGCTTAACAGCTTCCTTGGGATCAAAATTCTTTATTAAATCAGACAGCGCAGCTTCTATTTCATCGGCTGAATAAGAATGATTGGTTTGTTGGCTTTTTTCGGCAATGATATTTTCCAGATCCAATTTTCTTTGTCTCAACCGATCAATTTCTTTATCGAGCTCCGGAACTCTCATACCGGATAGCACTGCTTTTACCCCATTGTTAATTTGGTGCTCTACATCAACTAATTCGCGCTTTTCCTCTGTACAGTCTGCTGTAGCGCCTTGTATTTCTTTTATGTATTTCCGGGCTACTTCCGAAGGATTCCAATTCCGCAAAGCGTCCTGTATCTGCGTTACCACAAATAATTCAAGTTCGTCAGCGTTTATATTTTTTGAATGACATGTTCTAGTCCTATATTTATTTCCACACTCATAGTATCGATTTTCTCTTATGCTGCCGTCTTTTCTGTGGGCTACATTGCAATGTCCTACATAGGTCGCCCCACATTCCGCACACTCTATCAATCCTGTCAGCAAATACTCTCTTTTTGCTTTATTTGTTCCATTCTTCCGTATAGCCATTCTTTTTTTCACCCTTTCCCACGTTGTTTTGTCAATAATCGGCGGTATGATTCCGTCAATAATAACCGGATCAGGATTCTTCTTTCCACCCGCCCATTTTCTCATGATACGGACATTTCTTTCATTCCATTTATATACTCCTGTGTACCTTTCGTTAACCAGAATGCTATGCAAGGAATTTTTCCCGATTGGCCTGCCAAATTTTCCGACTGCTCCATTCAAAGCATCTATAATTTGGCTATAACTTTCCCCTGCTGCATAACGTGTAAAAATTTCCCGTACCAAATCTGCTTCTTTTTCCTCGATTACATATTTCCCGTTTTCTATTCGGTATCCTAGCGGACAATTTCCTCCACAATAAAGCCCTTTTTTGGCTCTTTCAAGCATTCCCGCCATACTCTTTTTTCTGGTGTCAAGCACCATATGCTGTCCTAGGCCTACATTGATTAGTTCTATTAAAAAGTCGTTTGGATTGGTAATGTCGCCTAACTGCTGATTTGTGGAAATCACCTGAACACCCAGCGCACGCATTGTTTTACGAAACTGAAACCAATCGGCCACATCACGGCTTCCTCTTGAAATATCATAAATAACCACAGCCTCAAACTCTTTGTTTTGAGCTGCACGGACTAAATTCTGAAACCCCTCCCTATCTGTGTTGGTTCCACTCTCCGCTTCATCACTGAAAGCGGAAATTAAATCGATATCATGATCCAGACAATATTTTGTGATAGCATTCATCTGATACGCTATGCTATTTTCCGTTTGCTTGTCCGTTGAGTAGCGAGCATAAGCCGCCGCTTTCATAATAAAAACCACCTCCAAAGTAAGACTTGCCAAGCCTACCCAGAAAGTGGTATAATTTCGTTGTTTGGACGCATTATCCACTTTGGGTAAGCTGTTCTATTTCGATCCGCTCGTTTCTGCGCAAACAGAAGCGGGCGGTTTTTTATTCGCTTTTTTCACTCTCTTTTTTGTCTTTGACTGTTTTCATTTCAAAAAAGTTTATCATAGGTAGAATAAGCTGACCACCATTCATTGCCTGTGATGTCAGGTTAATAATCTGAGCTCTTGCAATAGAGTATAAAGCTGCACACCCGTTTAATCCCAGCATTTCCCTAAACGAACTTTCAGAAATATCAGCCGAATCCGTAAAGCAACCTTGGATATAAATCTTAACAGACATCTGTTGAGAGCTTTTTTTCTTTTTTGCACGTGCTTTAACTTCTAAAGTTACAGTTCCTAAAATTCGATCATCGGTATATTCAATTTGGTTAATTTCATATTCAGCGCCCATTACTAATTTTAATTCATCGGCTTCAGGCAAGAACAATAAATCATTTTTTAAATCAATTCTTAATATGCAACTCCCTATAAATTGAAAATTAGATTTTATCGTATCATCAATATTCATTATAATACCTCCAATTAAGAAGCCGATGGTGCTTTTCTGCAAATTTTGTTTTTGACTTCCCATTTCTGAGTGGGAAACAAAATTATTTCTGAGTTCTTTTCAACTATTTTTTTGCGATGTTCCGATAATTGAATATCCAGATCCATATTCAATTTACCAAAAATATTTATCAAGGTAGCAATGGTGAAGTTATAGTCTCCCTTTTCCCATTTTGAAACCATAGTCTGCGACACATTAAGATATTTAGCAAATTGCTTTTGGTTCATTTGCAGTTCTAATCTTTTGGCTGATAATTTTGCCGATATTTTTGCTAAAATTAATGAAACCTTCATATCTTCATCAGAATATTGCTCGCATATGGTATTGAATAGATCTCCTTTATTCATAAATGCCCTCCTCCCATTCTTTTCGCCTGTGTTGTGCAATAGGTATTGCGGTTTTATAATCGGTAGCTTTTTTTCCGGCTTTCTCAAAAAATCCATGTAATAATATTGAATTTTCTCTGGTAAAAGAATACAACACGCGATAATTAACTTCAGCAGTATCAATATGCATTGAATAGATTCCATTGGTCTGTTTTAATATTTCAAAAGATTTTCTACCAAGTTTAACAGCGGAGACTCCTAATTCTTTTAACTGCCCTAAACGTGTTGTAAACACAGTCAGTAATTTTACATCGTTTCCCCTAGATTTAAATAATTCTATTATTTCTTTTTCACATTTAGGGTGAATCTTAAAATAATTTAAAAGCTTTTCAAAATCATCTTTATCGCTGCTAATTATACCCATTTCTCCACACCTTTATACCCCATAATATAACTTATAAGTTATATTTGCAATAGATATTTTATGAATTTCAGCCCTCGTTTTTTAACTTTTTTTGACTGTCACAAGTGCTTGTGGTTGGTTTAGCTGTACTACACATTTTATTCTCCCTGCCGGTTGCAGCCGGTGGGGGATTTTTTATTATCCCGGTTAACCCCATCAAATTCGAGGGGGTTAAAATTCATCATGTTTACTGGACAAATAAAAAGCCAGATGCTATAATTCACAGCGTAAGGTGTTATCGCAACGGTAGGCGGTTAGTCCCTTTCTCTTTAGGAGGGACGTTATACTTTCTTTTTCCCCTCCTGGAAAGGAGGGTGGTGCTTATGGTTACATATGCGGAACTGTTTCAGTATTCGCTTGTGCTAATCGGCATTATAAGCCTTGTTTTGGCAATAAAAAAGAAGTAACCGCCCAGCCTCGAAACTAGCGGTTACTTCAACTGTTCTAGACAGGGGCTAACCGTCTCAACGATAGCACCTTACACTTTTATTGTAACCGCTTCTTTTTTATTTGTCAATAAGTTCCCCTGCTTTATCCAAGACGGATTGAGACGGGGGATTTTTTATTTACGACTTGTTGCTCTAAAAATCATCAAACAGACCAATTTCGCCATTTGGAGAAATTGGTTATTTCAGAAAAATACTCTTGAATTTATTTAGTACATAAGATATAATTATATATTATAGAACATATGTTTTTGATATATTTCTTTTAATCGGCTACTATATATTAATATAACTTATAAAACGGAGGTTAAAAAATGGAAAACATTGATCGTTTTGAATTTCTAAAAATAGTTCCTTTTGGTATTTGCCCTAAATGTTTAAAACGTGGGAACATAGATTTATCCCATGATTCATCTTTCCATTACCATTGTACAAACCCATCTTGCAGCGAATATTTAACCGATGTAAGTGTTCCAAGAGATGTTTTTAATCTTTTGGAATATCTTGCTGATCATCAGCCCACGACAAAAAATTCGTTAAATCAGAAGGCAGATTGAGTCCTCTATTAAAATAGTTTAATATCGCTAAGTATAGGCTTTCAAAGTTTTCCTGAAATTTATCATACGAAAACACAGGAGAATGCTCTTTAATTTGCACTAGTAAAATAAAATTCCTTGAATGAGAACCATCTTTTCCGCTTTCATTATCTATATAAAGTAGAGCAATAATTCCATTTTTATGCTTAAAATAAAACGAGTTACCTAATTCCACTTTTGTAAATTCATTTTGAGGTAGATTTTCTTTAATGTATAGTGGTATATCAGGAAATTCATTTTCTTTTAATGCTCTTAAATCTTTCCAATCAATTTTTTCTAATTTAGTTCTTTCTATTAAATCCCTTTCAAATTTTTCCACAACGTCATAAATCATGAATATTCTCCTTTATTTATAATATTTTTAATAATTTGTATTTTTTCACGAAATTTGCATGTCATTTTTTCTCTATCGCCTTGATCGACATTCAAATAATTATGTACTAGATTATAAAAAGATGAAATTTCATCTTGGTCTGGTACGCAAAATTTTATTGTATTTGCATAACCTTGTATTTTTACTATTACAATAAGTATATCATTTGCTAGAGAAAATCCTAGGAGATCTTTTTTTAATTGCAAATCAAAATTATTCAATTTTTTTAGTATCATATTTTTTTCATTCAAAAATTTATATTTATCTATGGCGTTTGCCTGTGCCTTCTTTATTTCTTTCAAACTTTCTTCAAATGTTTTTTGTTTTTTGCGATTAAGAATTTCCAAAATAATACTAACTATACATGGAACAACTGTCGTTATATATCCGACAATGGTAACCCAAAGTGGTGTATATGATGTTGATTCCACCAACTCTATCCCTTCTCCTCTAAAAATACAATTCCGTTGCTAGATTTCCATAAGTATACAAGCAAACGGCTTTTCTCATAAATTCTTCTGTCACGTCAAAGTAATCCGCTAAATCCCATATCTCTGTATGCCCATTTGCAACAGCTTCATCAAGTTCCTCCTCTGTAATCAACTGCTTAATGGCCCATTTATTCGCTCTGTTCTCGTGCTTCTGTCTCACATCTAAAGGACTATGTACATTATAAAATGAATTAGTTTCTATATGCCCCATTTCGTGAGCTAAGCACACTTTTGCTTCTGTAGTGCCCTCGATATGATCTGTATCTAATGCAATCCACCCTTGAGGCAGAGCCAGAGATTTTGTATCACGCATAGTAAAGTAATCTATCTCTATTCCGAATTGCTCAGCAAGCTGGCAAAGACGAAAAAGTGTCATTCTTACTCCCTCTTCTGTTGCGACTTCTTAAATTTAATATAGTCTAACACGTCTTGTTTTTGTTCGTCCGTCATTTCTTTGACCTCACCGAATAAGGCGAAGTCTATTCCTTCTAGCTGCAAATCAAACTCATCGCTTTTAGTGGTGGGCTCTTTTTTTTGCTCATTTCCAAGAAGGTAGTCCATAGATACCTGAAAATAATTCGAAATTTTGCCTAAATTTTTTGTGGATAAAATTGCGGTTCTCCCATTTTTTAAATCGGTCAGGTTGCCTCTAGGAATACCGGCTTCCTTGCACATTTGTGTCATATTTATCCCCTGACTCTTACATAAATCTTCAATTCTGTTATACATTTCGTTCAAATTTGCCACCCCGTTTTAGGTATAATGACAAAATTACTTTATTCCTTAAAAACAGTGCAAAATACGCTTGATTTTTACTGTTTGATGTAATATAATAACATCAGACGGACGGACTGAAGTAATTTATCTTATCTGCAATTAGATTATATTACTATTTCCCGTAAATGTCAATCGCATTATATGGGAGGTGATCGACAAGATGGCACAATTTACTGTATTTGGTAAAGATATAAAAAAGAGGCTAATCGATTTAGAGCATACACAAGTGTGGCTAATTGAACAAGTAAGACAAACAACTGGGCTCTATTTTGATGATTCTTATTTATATAAGATTCAAACCGGACAGTTAGCAACGCCAAAAATCGTCTCAGCTATCAGGGATATTTTAGAGTTGCCAGGCGACGAAAAGGAAGTGGGATAAAAGGAGAATGGATTCATTGAAAAAGAGAAAGAAAAGAATCTATAAGACCTACCCAATGTTCAATCAGTACGCCGATGATGAAAGTTATAAGAGGTATAAGCACAGACAGTACAGAAATCTTATTATCAAATCTTTGCTGGCGCTCGTTCTTGGCCTGTTGTTCGAGTATTTGTTCTTGTGAATGCAGATACGCCTTTCCTGCTTCGCTGGTATATATGACGGTCTGATTCAGTGCAACAGGCTTTTCGCAGAGACCTTGCGAAATCAGAAAGCGGACGATTGCCTTTTCTTTCTGGTTGCACAAAAGCAAATCTACGCCACTTAACGAACGTTTCAACATTTCTATTTGTTCCTGTGTCATATTTACCTCCATCTATCAAGTTGATAAGTACAAGCAAAGAATACTACGCCTATTCCCCATTAGTCAAGGAACTGGGCGAAGCAGAACGAAAAGAAAGCGGGGGTGATAACAACGGACAAAATGGACATTGCCTTAATCTTAGGAATACTTACCATCATATCCAATCTGATTTTTCTCATCAAGAATGCATTGGATAGAAACTGATTAGACAAACGAAATGAGTGATAAAATTGACCGATCCAGAAAAACAAATTGAGGAAAAGACTGAAAAGTCCAACAAATGGATAACAGAGTTGCTTATCTCTGTATTGGTTAGTTTTCTATCAACACTTTTTATCTTGAAGTGTAAGGGCGTTATTTAACCTGTAATCCATAATGTCACTAAAGTAGTAATGGCTGATACGACGATGGGAACGACAACGGATTTAACAAGAAATTGGCCTGCGTGTGAGAAAAATGTCTGCCAATATTTCCAGCCGCTATGAACCACCGTGACAACATTTTGAAATGGGCCTGTTACTTCAATTAATCCGTTTTTCTTTAGATATTGAAGAACAGTTTCATAGGAATCTGAGTATTTCTTTATGCTAAGTGTTTTGCATGGCTTATCGGGAGAACTTACGGTTCTGATTTCCAGAGCATCATGATCCACAAAGACATTTCTATTTTCACTGATTTGTACTTTCTTCAAAGCCCTTAAAAGTATTAGGGATTGTATGGTCATGTCGTTCACGTCCTTTCTATCAATATTTTACCAGTTGTTGTGAGGATAGGCAATCAGAACTACAAGAAGGAGGCGGGGTGAAGATATGGAAATCACAATCAAAGCCGAACCAAAAGAGATAGCCGCCCTCGTAGTTGCGTTACAAGAGCGGCAAGATGAAACGGTTTCACTTTTTTGTGATGGAAAAGAGATATATCGTACAAACGAATCGGTCAAAAATGACACTGAAATTCAGCAAAGTATTAACAACGGCATTATTTCTGCGATTGAAGCCATTGATGATAATGACGAAGCAATGCCATTGTCTGCTGATTAGAAATTTTTGTGATTAGGAAAACATCTTCTTTTGAAAGAGTAAGTCCTTGATTCCATTCGTTTTGCAATGAAGAAACTGTATCATATTGGATTTCATTAATATGTTCTTTTGCGTATTGAATAAAGTCATTAAATTCTTTCATTTGGTCACCTCCTCCCTGTTGACATTTTACCACTCATTGGGAGGACAGGCAATCAAAGCAACGCAGAGAAAGCGAGGTAATACAATGCGGGAAAATCTACGTAAAGCAAGAAAAGCCGCTGGTATGACACAACAGGCTATGGCAGACAAATTGAAAATAAGTCTTGTGTATTATCAAAAAATTGAAGCAGGTGACCGCACAGGAGACTATTGGATTTGGGACACCCTTGAAGATATTACCGGAATACATCAACGGATACTCCGAGAGACTTCAAATAACTGTCACGCCCCAGCAAGTAATCTGTAGGCACCTCCAAAATATCCGCAATTTTTATAAGCATATCAAGTGACGGGCACCGCTCCCCTTGTTCATACTTTTGATAGGTATTAAGCGCGATATTCAACATATCAGCAAATCTCTGTTGTGTAAGTTTACGTAGCATACGCATTTCCCGGAGCCTTTTATTAAACATTATTTTTTCCTCCAAAAGCCTCTTGACATTACATACAAATTGTACTATTCTATATTCAAACAATCTACATACAATACGTATGTAACAAGGAGGACGAAATCAATGAATGTCAGCCAAAGACGAGACCTTTACTTAGCAAAAGACCCAACCGCTCCGTTGTGCGTAAACTGCAAACACTTTTACGCTCATTTTTTTCTAAACGGAGAATATGCAAATTCAGGCCATTGTGCAACGCCAAGGCTTAAATTGAAGTATGGTTATGACACTTGCAAATATTTTGTACACAAATAAAAACAGCCGCACTCAGGCGGCGGAAAGGAAGTATTTCGTGGAACCAAAATTTAAAGTCGTTCCCGTGGCAATGGACTTCAATAAACTCCTA